GCTAGACCTCCTGGAGTTTGGTCAATTAAGTCAGCAGTTTGGGTTACAACTTCAGAAGGAATCTCTGTTTGAGATAATTCCATTTGTTTTAGTTCATTTAATATGTCTTTACCAACTACTCTAATAATATATTGTTCTTTAGTTGGGTCAGTAAATAGGAATTGTTGGTTCATCTTAATCCAAAATTCCATAATGTCTTTTAAAAATTCTTCTAGGTAGATTTGGTTGTAGTTATCTCTTGCTAATTGTTGTCTTGTTACAGCTCTAATCTCTGTAGCAGTCTTATCTCCCTTACCTAGTGGGTTTACACTTGATACTCCCATTGAGTTATCACCCATTGCTACCTGAAATGCAGACTTAAGTGCAGTATATGATGTGTTAAATCCTGTAATAGCAGCAGTACCTGACTGATGTTCTAATACATTATTAGGATTATCACCTGTTAGCCATACAGCATTAGGTCCATATACTAATGTATCTAGTCTAACTCCAGTAGCATTGTTAGCTACCTTAATTGGAGGTCTCATAGCAAGGTTCATTTGGTCAAGAAAACCACATAAAGTAGCATTAATTGCTCTGTATAGAGGTAATACTGATTCAACTTCACTCTCACCATAAACATCATCACCAATTGGGTAATATCTAAGCATTGAGATAGGAATTTCCTGTGAAACTAATGGATTTGCTTCATCTCTAAGGATTAACCCGTGTCTTGGAGCAAAAGTAATCTTTCTGTCTCTTCTATACTCTGTAACAATCTCTTGTACAGGGAAGTATAGGTCTTGACCTACTCTATCCTCTAAACTTCTTAGTTGTTTAACAATAGATGTGTACCTATTGTCTCTTCTTTCAGGTTTAATTCTTTGGTCTTTAGTGATTCCAATCATTAAAGCATCTAAATTCTTGTAAAATGGTGTGCCATCAGGGTTTTTCTTGTCCTCTAAGTCTTGGAATGCTACCCATTCTCTGACTTGTACCCAGTTTGCATTCTTAATATGGTTAGCTTGGTAGTCAATAAAGACATCTCTGTTATCAAGAACCTTGATTTCAGGTCCTTCATATATTTTTCCATCTTTTTCAACTACATTCCAGTAATTTAAAACAAAAGATGCACCAAATACTCTGCATTGAATGTCATTTAAGATGATTTTCTCAAGCATTGTACCTGCTTGTTTGGCATTGTCCCATTGAAAATCAAGTAGAGCATTAACAATCTTAGCTTTGATAGCATCATTACCCTCTCTTGGAGTAACTGTACCTCTTAGTTTACCTGCAAACATTCTTGAGGTTTTCTCTAAGATAGTAGTTCTAATAACAGGGTCTGTGACTTTTGATAAATATGCCCAGTTAGCTGGTAAATATCCAAAGTATGCCTTTAAAATATCATCCCAACCATTCTTTCTTAGCTTTCTTTTGTCCATGTCATCTTGAGAGAAGGTGTAGTGATACATTACTTCTTCAAATAATTCAGGGTCCTGAAAGGTATATTTAGGGTTTTTCGGTGCTTTACTAGCCATACTTAATAAATAATAAATGTTTTTGAATTATTCTAGTGTTAAATTTCCCAGTCCTTAAAGTTATTCTGCTTCAACTTTTGATTAATAAACCCTTCTGACTCGACTCCATCAATGTTTACAAAGTAGTATTCCATAGCTCTTGCACCATGTGAAAACTCATCATGTATAGGATTTTCATTAGGTCCACTAAGTCCTTGCTTCTCAGGGTATCTATAGTTAAGCATAATGTCTCTAAATCTCTCTAACTTGTTACATACATATAAAGATGGAACATATTTGTGGGTAACTCTGATTTGGTCTTCAATAGACTTAATATGTCTAGTTCTGATATGAATTTTATGCTTAGCATACTCATCAATAGGTGACAGGTTAGAACCAATAGACCTGTTTCTACCTGCAATATCCCCAGTGTATAAAGATGGCTGCCTGTATGGTTTAGATTTCATGACAGAGACAAAGTGGTCAATGGAAGCATCTTTCTGTTCATAGTAGTCTATAACTCTAAACTCACCACCATTTCTCTGAAACCAGATAATAGCAGTAGGGTCATTTACACCAAAGTCTATTGAGACATTAACCTCTAAATTAGGGTCATAATTAACTTCTACAAACTGCTTATCCATGTTCCACTCCTTATACACTTGTCCTGACACTGATACAAACTCAGCTAGGTACTCTTGTCTAAAAGCATCTTCACCAACTTCAAGTTTAGCTTTATCAATTTCAGTAGGAACAATGTATGGGTTGTCATAGGTAGTGAAGGTAAAAGATTTATAGTCATCATCTTCTGCTTGTTTATTGTATAGGACAAAGAAGTTACCATAACCTTTAGGGGTAGAGATAAATAACCCACCACCTAGGGTATCAGTTAGTGCAGGTCTTAAAACTTCATTCCAAATGTAGGTCCAGTTACGAATAGAAGAAATCTCATCTACTACCAGAAAGTGAATTTTATTACCTCTAGCAGACTCAATATTTTCAGCTCCCCTTAGCCATATTTGGGAGGGGTCACCACTACTCTTTAAATATACCTCTAGTCTTGATTCATTAGGGTCTCTAGCCCACAAAGGTTTAGTTTGATTCTTTAACTCATTCCAAGCAATATCTCTTGCCTGAGAAATAGTTGGAGCAAAGTAGATAGACTTACTGCCTGGGATTAAAGAAGCAGCTCTGATTAACTCTGCAATAGCAAGAGTGGTTTTACCAAATCTTCTTCCAGCATTAACTACTCTAAACCTCTTAGGACACCAAAAGACTTCTGCTTGTTTAGGATGTAGCAAAATCTCCTGGAGTTTCTTAGGTTCTTCATTCATCTTCTTTTACCTCTACAGAGGGCTTACCACCCCACCATTCATACTTCTTGGTAGTATCTTCAGGAAGAACAATGTTCACCTGTGTATTATTGTTACCTGTACCTTCACCCTTCTCTACACCATAGCCTCTATCTTTTAACATAGTCTTAGCAAGGTATAGAAGTAACTGAGTGTCACCAGATTTAGCTTTATCTAGTAGAGTCTTTTCAATATCATCCTTCACACTTTCTTTAGCCATAGTAATCTGGTACTTCAAATCTGGGTACTTACCTAACCAGTAGTACCAAGTATCGGGGTTAATCTTTAAGGCTCTACAAGTCGCGACAACCTTAAAATCATTCTTTTCGTAAATCTGTACGATTTTATTATTAGAGTATTTTCTTTTCTTGTGAGGAGTTCTTTTAGCTGGTAGTTTTTCAAATAATAGCTCGTCTGTATTTATTAAATTAGTTTCCATAAGATATATATTACCAATCTTCTTATGACCTATTATATATGATATATGCAGTCTTCAGAATAATTAGTACCCATTGTTTATTCTATACCCCCTAGTTATATAGGGAGGGGTAGGTATTAAATTAACTACTACTTTAAAAAAAGAGTTCAATAAAGATATGGAAAATTACACTTCGCTGTGTGGTTCTACGGTGTATTTTCTCAGAGAGGGGGAGGGGGTTATTAAATTTAAAGTTAGAAAATAACTGACTTAAAATTTCTAAAAATATAAAACTATAAATTTAAACTTTAATTGTATTTAAAAAGAAAACAATGTTATCTATCTTCATATGAATAATTAAATATGAACAAGTGCTTGACCTGTTATATAGATATGGTATTATAAGTTAAGTATAAAAGTTAAAAAGAAAAGGAATAATCAATGATTAATCAATTATTAAATAACATGGATTTTCTCATAGTTATTACAATAATAATCTACTCTCTTAATTTATTACTATATTTAAATAGAAAATAAATCTATATAATATAGGTTAAAACATAAAAAGTATAAAATTACCAAAAAGGAATAAAAAGTATGAAAAGTATAAAACTAAACACTTACCACCAACAACTAAATAAATTGTTTCAAATTATAGATAAAGACGAAATTTTCTTAAATGCTGAAAATGAGAAAATGTTTAACGAATTATTTAGTTTAGAAAATAAATTCTATAAACTATTCTATAAAGATGCTATGGGCGAAATAGAAAATGAAAAATCAGAAAAAGAATATAAAAGGTTAAAAAATAAACTTAATAAAATATCAAAAGCACTTAAATTTGAATATTATATTCAAGGTGATTTGAGAGGTTATATAGTAAGAATATCAAAAGAAAAGATAGACGGAAAAAATTATGATACTAAAAGTTTTCCAGTTGGTGTATTAAATAGTATTAAATAGTATTAAATAGTATAAAAAGTATAAAAAGTATAAAAAGTTATAAAGGAATAAAAAGTATGAAAAAAGTAATAAAAGAGTTTCAAGTATTTAATTTTGATGAATTAAGTGAAAATATACAGGAAAAAGTTATAGATAAATTTAGAGAGAGTTTTATTGATGATTTCTGGTATAAAGACATAGAGAGTGAACCTTTAAAATATACCAAAAGTTTCTATGAAAAGATGAGTTTAAAAGATATTGAATTATATAATTTTGATTTATACAGAGGTTATATCACTTTAAAAGGTTCATTTTATCTTTTAGAATTCTTAAAAGATTTTGACCTATTAAATAAATACAATGAACTATTACCACTCATAAATACAGAGGACAATGTTTCCATAGAGGTTAATGGTAGCGGTGAAACGAATTATTTAGAATTACCAGATTTTGAAACATTAAAAGATAAAGAATTAAGAGAAAAATTACACAATGATATAGCAAGTATTCTAAAAGACTTAAAAAATGAGTTATTCAAATCACTTAATTCAGAATACAACTATTTAATGAGTGATGACTATATAAAAGAGGGTATTAATTCAGGTGAGTATGAATTTTTAGCAACAGGTGAAATATTCAACTCTTAATCAAGTTTTAAACCTTTTAAGGTTGGCGGTTAAACCTTTAAAAAGTATTAAAAAGTTAAAAAGGAAAAAATTATATGGAAAATAAAAAAATGAGTTATGTTTTGAATGAGAGAGTATTAAATGATGATATGTTACACATTGCCAACAGCGGTTATAGTTTTAAAGGCGGTTATGTTGCGTGTATTGAGTATTACACTTTTCTTAATGAGTGGAATGATAAAAAGCACATTAAATATTTTAAAAATTTATCAAGTTTAGAAAAATACCTTGCTAAACATTACCCTAACGTTGATGTTGAAATATATCAATACAATGATGAGGAATAATTAAATATATACCCATTAAATACCCGTTATAATCAATTTATAGCGGGTATTTTCTTCATACCCATGATATACCCTTGCTTGAATAAATACCCATTTAAAATCAATTTTAAACTCTCATAAATTAAAACTATATCTAAATACCTTTTTAACCTTTTCCACCTATTAAACCCTATTTAAATAATCATGATTTACCTATTAATCCATAGATTAAAAAGTGATATGACAACTCATTAAAAAGTGATATGTTTATTCATTTTCAAGTGATATGGCAAGTGATATGGCAAGTCAAGCACAAAAGTATTGACAAGTGATTTGCCCTATATTAAACTCATAGAAGTATAAAAGTTAAGAAAGGTTTTTACCAACTAGAAAAAAATTAAAAAGTGATATGGCAAGTGGTATGCCAAAGTGATTTGCCACAAAAGTATAAAAAGTTTAGAAAGGATTATTTCCT